CGCCCCTGGACACCCCGCCCCCAGGAAGAAAATTTGTTTTGTTGTGGGGGGGGGGGGGGGGGGGGGGGGGGGGGGGGGGGGGGGGGGGGGGGGGGGGGTTGTGGTGGTGGGCTGGGTGGGTGGCGCGCTGTTACTATAGATAGGGCGAAGCTCTATTGCTGTTGCTTTGGTGGGGTAGGGGCGCTGTTACTATAGATAGGGCGAAGCGCCATTTGTTTTTGCTTTGGGGTGGGGGCGCTGTTACTAAAAAGAGGGCGAAGCTCCATCTATCTGTTGAGGTAGACAAAAAAAGGGAGACCAATCCGAAGACTGGCCTCCCAATTGTACTGTGTACTAGCCTAAGTCTGAATCCTCCTCTGCTCCTGGAGCCTTCCTGTACAGGACTATGCATTCAAGGGGAAGCTCACTATCCTCAAGCGCTTTAATGGCTATAGCTACTTGAGTTAGGTATCTGCTGAGTTCTAGTTTCTTCCCCTTGAGGTCTGCGAATAGTGTAGACACAGGTATCTTAGACCTTTTCATTGCAACTTGGTAGGTATTTGGAGTAACACCGAAGGTAACGACGACCCTGCCATCCGCACGGTCGGTCTCCAAAGTTTCACCTTCTGCTCCTAATAGGTAGAGCATGCTCGTGGTACCTAGTGAGCCATCCTCTTGTACGATTTTCCCATTGCCAACACATACTTTCAAAGTACTAGTTGTAAGTGCATCTGTAATGGGTTGTTTAAATGCAGTAGTGCGCGCTCCCCACTGCATATTAGCTTCACCATCTACGTAAGGAGACACTGCAAGAGCTGTATCCTCACGGTACGTCGCATCATCACTTGTAGCCGAATGTGCAAAATGCGAGAAGTTCCGACGTTTGTTGCGAATCCCTTTGCTAGCGGACTTGCCCATTTCGGTTTTAGTGTAGTTAGACTTGTCAATAGTACCAGCTTTTACTCCTTTGTCGTAAGCAGAATACCCAAGCTCACGAGTCCTATCAACGGCAATGGAGTAAACGCGGGAAAGGATGCCATAGATTGCGCTAGTATCTGCACCAGCTTTCAGATTTCCAGCATCGTCGTAAAACGTAGCTATCTGATTGTTGAGAATGTGTAGCAATCTAACTACCGCATGCCTGCTCAGCTCCTGCAGCTTACTAGCTTTTCCACTAGCATCTGCAGATCTCTGCATGTCTTCAGCCAACTGATCAATTTCAGCTGAGCATGCCTCTACGACGGACTGTTCATTTGGTAATGACATAAAATCTCCAAGTGTTGTTGTAAAAGAATCTTTCTCTATATCTGAACGCAGTAAGACAACCGCATAGCAGTGAGTCCGTTATGTCATCGTAGGTGACTTTGCTAGTAAGTTGTCAGGGGTTTTCACTCTCGTTAGAAATCAGGCAGGTTAGATTTCTATCAGAGTTACAACCCTTGACTACTTACTTCTGGTTATAACACTTAGGATTCGACTCAACGGAGTTGTTAGAATCCTTTTAGTGTTACCCAGAATGCATGTGGTTATCTTCCTGCGTTCATATATAGAGAGAGATAAAATGTTTCGTCTTGATTCCTGACTATGGCGTTGATTTTTCCCTAGAAAAATCAGGGAAGCCATACAAAAGGAATCTTACAAAGACGAATCCGTTTCAGTGGTGGGAGGGTGGAGGTTTGGGGTGGACGGCTTTTTGGGCGTGGGGGCGAAGTGGGGAAGGGGCGAGCTATAGCTTTTTCTTTTAAGCTCGCTGTAACAAAGGAGTTGTTGGTAAGCATTCGACATCAACGACTCAAATCAATAGGGACAGTTTTAGAAAACCCCGCATGGGTGAGCGCAAGCTCATGTCAGCTTGCTGACTTTTCTAACAACAGCTTTGGCCCAATTGATTTGTTAGGAAGTATGGCGAGGTATGCGCTGTTATCAAAGATAGGGCGAAGCTCCGTTGCTGGAATGTTTCTTGTCGGCTGGTAACGCTGTTACTAAAAGAGTTGCTGGTAACGCTGTTACTAAAAGAGTTGCTTTTGAGACCCCCAGTACCCCCGACCCCCCCTGGGACTCGTAGTACCTGCTGGTATAATAAACAGTGTTTTGCACATCCCATACCAAATATTTAACAATATGACAGCTTTATGTAGGCTTTATGCTTGACAGAGATTGTAGTTAATACCTAGATATATTATCTAAGTTTTTATAGAATAGATTATCTATAGAATAGATTATATCTATATAGATTATCTATATATAGAGAGAGGAGAAGAATTTGATGAAAAAAAATGATGTCTCTTATGTCCTAGCAAGGGCAGTTGAATCGTACAAAGCTGCTGCTTTTCGTGATCGACATGGGTATATAAAGCGTGGATATACTGCAAGGCAGGCTGTAAAGGAGTTTCCCGAATACTTTGCTCTCTATAGCAGTGGTAAGATCAAATTTATAGGAAAAAGTGCAAACCAGATTCTAGAGGATTACTTGCAAAAATTGGGATACAAGCCTAATAGTGAACATTGGTACGATCTTGCTCGTCAGGTTATTAATTTAGCTGCCGAAGAAGACTCTGAGGATGGGGAAGTCACAGAAAAATATTTCAAGGGGCCAAAAAGACAAGAGCGTTACCGTAGTAATAGTAGAGGCTTCTTGCTTCAACGCAATAGAAAGATCCATAGTAGAAGGTGGTCAAAAAAACCAAAGGACTCTGATAAATGATAGATTTCCAGTGGAACTAGATATAGCCACTGTTGCCAAAAACCTCCATACTCTTTCGCCTGCCGTCCAGAAAGAAGTTATTGCTCTTCTAGATCAGTTGAACGAAGCAAAAGGGAGATCTTTGGCACAAAAAGACTTTCTTTCTTTTGTAAAAGAAGTATGGCCCGCATTCATTGAGGGCAGTCACCATAAAGTTATGTCTGATGCGTTCAATAGAATCGCAGAGGGGAGCCTCAAGAGGCTTATAGTGAATATGCCACCCCGTCATACGAAGTCAGAATTTGCATCTAATCTTTTCCCCGCATGGTATTTGGGAAGGTTTCCAGATAAAAAGGTTATTCAAACTGCCCATACAGCAGAGCTTGCCGTTGGATTTGGTCGTAAGGTTCGTAATCTTGTAGGATCTGAAGTATATCAGAAAATATTTCACGATGTCTCCCTAAGTACTGATTCCAAGGCAGCGGGACGTTGGAACACAAATAAAGGTGGTGATTACTTTGCTATTGGGGTAGGCGGTGCCGTAACAGGTAAGGGCGCAGATATCTTAATCGTAGACGATCCACATTCTGAGCAGGAGGCTGCTTTAAATGATCCATCCGTATATGATAAAACCTATGAGTGGTACACATCAGGTCCACGCCAGAGGCTCCAGCCTGGAGGTGCTATATGTTTAGTTATGACACGCTGGGCAAAAAAGGATTTAACGGGCAGTATTATAAAAGCGTCCATAGAAAGAGGAGGCGCTGACGAATGGGAGGTAATAGAATTTCCTGCAATACTTCCCAGTGGCAAATCTTTGTGGCCTGGCTTCTGGCCGTTGGATCAATTAGAGGCACTAAAGGCTGAGCTTCCTGTAAGCAAGTGGAGCGCTCAGTATCAGCAGGACCCAACGTCAGAAGAGTCTGCAATTATTAAACGTGAGTGGTGGAAAGCGTGGACGGAGAAGAAACCTCCTACTTGTGACTTTGTTATTCAATCTTGGGATACAGCATTTTTAGCAAAAGAAACTGCAGACTATAGTGCGTGTACAACATGGGGTGTTTTTACAGACAAGAATGATGTGGCAAACATTATTCTTTTGGATGCTCTTCAGGAGCGTCTTGAGTTTCCAGATCTCAAGGCAAGGGCATATGAAATGTACAAAGAATATGATCCTGATGCTTTTATTGTTGAAGCCAAGGCAGCAGGTACCCCTTTAATTTTTGAGCTACGAAGGATGGGTATACCTGTGGGTGAGTATGTTCCCAGCAGAGGAAAAGATAAAATAGCAAGAGTGAATGCTGTCTCGGATTTATTTTCATCGGGTCACGTCTGGGCGCCTAAAACAAGATGGGCTGAACTAGTAATAGAAGAGTTTGCTGCCTTTCCTACTGGCGATCACGACGACCTAGTAGACTCGTCTACACAGGCACTATTACGCTTTCGTCAGGGTGGATTTATCCGTATAGAAAGCGACGAAGAGGAGGAAGAGTTTCTTTTAAACAGAAGGGCAGATTATTACTAGGAGTTGACTCTTTGAATATATTTTCTCATTGTGTTAGGATAGAAAGATGAGACATCTGCAGAGGAACTATTCGTGGCAATAGAAAAAACATTAGAATCTTTATTGAATCAAGACGATTTTGATATGGGTCCAGGGGGACTTACGGTAACTGAAGATGAAAAAGTTTCTGAAGATTCAGAAGTTACAGAGATGGATGATGGAAGTGTAGTCGTTGATTTTGATCCTGGGGCAGATGAGAGTATGGGTGAGGATTCTTTTCAATCGAACCTTGCCGACTTTATAGATGATAATGAACTATCCACCTTGTCTTCAGATCTGATATCTAAGTTTGAGTCTGATAGAAGTAGTAGGTCGTCTTGGGAACAAACTTACAAGGAGGGCCTAGATCAGCTTGGATTAGAAATCGAAGATCGTACAACACCATGGGCTGGTGCATGTGGTGTATTTCACCCAATGTTGTCAGAGGCAGTAGTCAGATTTCAAGCTCAAACTATACAAGAAATTATGCCAGCACAGGGTCCAGTAAAGGCTCATGTCTGGGGTAAGTTTACTAAAGAAAGAGCGAAACAGGCAAAAAGAGTTCAGGAGTATTTAAACTATCAGCTTATTGAAGTGATGACTGAATATCGCTCAGAAACTGAAAAGCTATTATTTAGTTTGCCGTTAGCTGGTTCTGCATTTCGTAAGATTTATTTTGATCCATCCCTTGGCAGAC